ACCCATGTCTCGGTACTGCAATGCTCTGCGCATTGCGGTGGCGTTTGCTTGCGAGGTGGCGCAATGATTGAGAACCTTTGGCCAACGCCTGTGTTGACCGATAAAGCTCCGTGGTCTGACTCACAGATTGAGCAACTCAGGGTCTTTGCTGTCGAGCGTTTCAAAAACCACAAAGCCAATCCACCGGAGCATTCTTTGCCTGATGTGGGCGTGAAGCTAAGGGTTCAGTTGAACTTGTTTCACTCAATCCATGAGGCGCTGGCTCCCCCGGTGTGGATTCAGTTTCGTCAATGGGTAGATAAGCTTTATCGAAGCTATCTCGCCCAAGCACACGGGCTCAGAAACGCTGAAGAACTTTTGATTGAAGCTAGGTGCATACCTGTTCATTACCAACAGGGTATGCGCGCGCAGCCTCACTATCACCACACCTGTGACCATGTGTTGTGTCTCTATTTGGATTGCGGCCATGGCAGGCTCTTGCCCATAGAGCGCGATTGGACCGTTGGTGACGGTGAGCTCATCCTTCAAGATCCCCGCCCCATGGCGGGGTTTCCATTTTGGGAAAAGCTGCGCCACATCGAAACCTATCCAGGCCTGGTTGTCATCCATCCCTCAAGGGTTTGGCACGAGAGCAATCCATTTAATGCACAGGGCACACGCACGCTGCTTGTGGTCACCCTGCGCGTCGCATCTCACAACTACTGTGAGCTTTATTGCAATTTGTCTAACAGTGAAGGTGATGTAAATGCTACGAGCATCCGTTGAAGAAATCAGTGAGGAAGAAGTCATGCTGATTGTTGAAGTCATGGACGGTGAGCGTGTCCGCTCTCGTCGTGAGTACCACTTGGCTAAGTTGCCATTTCAAAGCGCGCAAGAGGTTTGTCGTGCGGTCTGTCCAGAAGCATTTCAAGATTTAGAGCAGTCGACAGCAAAGGAGAGCTTGTAATGGCCCGATTTCAGTTGAAAGCGCACGATCGTCGTGGGCAGGATGTTTCACTCATCTATGACAACCAAACAAGCGAGCTTCTTGATTCGGGCGGTTCGCCATGGCCATTGCCATATGTGGATAAAAGTTGGAGCGTTGGAGCTATTGAGGCGATTAGCCAATCTTCGCCCGGCGCTAAGTCATCGCCAGCTGTCTTGAAAATTCAGCTCGGTCTCTCGTGCAACTATGCCTGTGACTATTGCAGTCAAAGGTTTGTTCCCCATGCTGAGGAAACGACCAAAGATGATGTACCTGCATTCATGGCCTTGCTTGAGGCAAATTTTAGTGAGTCTCCGCAACGGATTGAGTTTTGGGGTGGCGAGCCGCTGGTGTACATCAAGACGCTCAAACCTTTGGCTGAGCACTTGCGCGCTAAGTTTTCAAATGCTTCATTTGGCATGGTGACCAACGGCACGCTTCTCACCCCCGAAATCAATGCGTGGCTTGATGAGATGGGGTTTGGTGTGGGGATAAGTCACGACGGTCCCGGGCAATCAGCGCGTGGACCTGATCCGCTGGAGGACGTACAAGCCAAAGCAGGGATCTTGGATCTGTATGAGCGTTTGGCTCCGCAGCGGCGCATTTCGTTCAATGCCATGGTGCACCGGACCAACACCAGCCGAGAGGCGATCGCTCAGTTCTTCCTCAAACTCACAGGAGATCCAACGCTTGTGATTGGTGAGGGGGCATTCGTGGATCCGTATGACGCAGGTGGTCTGGCCAACTCGTTGCAATCTGACGACCAGGCATTTGCATTTCGTCGCCAGTCACTAGATGAAATTCGACGTGGGCGAATCGTTTCTCTTGATGTCGCAAAAGCCCGCATGCGAGATTGGGTGAAGAGTATTTTGGAGCGACAGCCTGCATCTGTTTTGGGGCAGAAATGTGGGATGGATAACGCAGACAACTTAGCCGTTGATCTCCATGGAAATGTGCTGACTTGCCAAAACGTGAGTGCGGTCTCTATGGCTCCGAATGGGGAATCACACAAGGCGGGTCATCTGTCTGACTTGAGTTCTGTGGCGGTTAAAACTTCGACCCACTGGAGTCATCGCCAAGAGTGCGTGAATTGCCCCGTTCTTCAGGCGTGCAAGGGTGCTTGTATGTTTTTGGAGGGGCCTTTGTGGGAAGCCGCATGTGATAACGCCTACTCGGATCATGTGCCATTTTTTGTCGCTGCCGTTGAACATCTGACAGGGTGTTCTGTCTATCGCATTGAAGGCGATTTGCCTGAGAGTCGTTCTGACATCTTTGGTTTGTCTGTGGAGGCAAGTCAAGGTGTGCCAGAGCGACGTGTCATTCCTATCGGTGTGTCTCATGCCTGATGCTTCCCTGTCCGACGCAATAAGAGAGGCGTATGCGAGTGCACCATCGGATGTGGTGATCCTGCATACCTTGGAGCTGCGTCACCCTGACTTTAAAAACGAGTCGGGCGTGACGACGGTAATCAGGGTAGTGCGAGACCAACAAGACCTCTTTGCTCGCCTCGAAGCCTCAGCACCGTTGAACTCAAGTGAAACGGTGAGGTTCGTGGCCATGGGGTTCGATTTGGATTTACCGCCTGTGGACATTGCGCCTGTTCCTGAGGTCGTGCTGACCTTGGACAACGTTTCACGCGAGATCGTCAAACACCTTGATGCTGCGTCGGAGTCAGAAGCTTCCATCGAAGTGACCTATCGCCCGTACTTATCAAACGATATGGAGGGGCCGCAGATGGACCCTCCCATCACGCTGGTACTGACCGAGGTGGAGGCAGATGTGATGCGAGTGACTGCAAGAGCGCGCATGGTCGATATCGGGAATAAGGCGTTTCCGGGTCGGTTGTACACATCGACAGAGTTTCCGGGACTTGCCCGGTGATGGGAAAGTCATGAAACCAACAGACGGTTACTGGGCGCACCGATACATCGGTCGCCCATGGATAGCAGGCGCACGAGGCCCCGATTCATTTGACTGTTGGGGCCTTTTTTTATGGGTACAGAGAAATCACTTCGGACGTGATCTCCCGCTCATCCCTGTGGATGCGCTGGATTTGCGAGTGGTGCTCAAAACATTCAATGGCCACCCTGAGCGAAAACGATGGCAGCGCGTTCCAACGCCAAACCATGGGGACGCCGTGCTGATGCGTCAATCCAGATATCCGGTGCATGTCGGTGTTTGGCTAGACATCGATGGTGGTGGCGTGTTGCATTGCGCGCAAGGTGTGGGTGTGGTGTTTCAGGACTTGTGGGCGCTTGACCTTCATGGTTGGCGTGTCGAGGGGTTTTATGCATTTCGAGGTGAGCCATGCCAAGCAGCAATGACGGTGTCGTAGTTTGGCTTCGAAACCCATTCGATCCCCATGAGCGTGATATCCATCACGTTCAGGGCAATCTAACCATCAGCCAATGGATGCACCAAGATCAGATCGTTCTTGAGCAACCAACCCTAGTGCTCAAGAACGGTAAGCCTGTGCTGATGGCTGAACGTAGCGTGACCCTCATTGAAGCTGGAGATCTCATCGCACTGGTGTCACTGCCGCAAGGTGGTGGAGGCGGGGGCAAGAACCCACTGCAGACGGTTTTGATGATTGCCGTATTGGTTGTGGCCAACGCCTATGGTGCGGAGTTGGCCGCTTCGTTCGGGTATTCGGGGGCAGTCGCAACCTCGGTGGCATCGACGGCGATTGCTGTGACGGGTTCCATCATCATGAATGCCTTGGTGCCGTTACCTAATCAGAGCCTGCCCAATGCCACAGCCAGCTCATCTTCACCGAGCCCAACTTATTCACTGCAGGCGCGTGGCAACTACGGGCGACTGTCCCAGCCGATTCCTGTTGTGTATGGGCAGCATCTGATTTATCCGGATTTGGCAGCGATGCCCTATACGGAGTACGTCGACAACGAGGAGTACCTGCACCAGCTTCATGTGATCGGCATTGGGCACTTCCAGTTTGAAGAGCTTTCAATTGATGACAGTCCCATTTCCTCATTCGAAGAAGTGCAAGCCCAAGTCATTGAGCCAGGCGGTCAAAACACCTTGTTCAACAACGATGTGGTGACAGCGGCTGAGGTGACGGGGCAGGAATTGATTGCTGTCGCAGATACGGGCGGCAGCATCATTGGCCCCTTTGCGCTCAACCCTGCGGGCACCCAAGTCAATCAAATTGGAATTGACGTTGTGATGATGCGTGGCTTGTACTACGCGACTGACGGTGGAACGCTGGATAGTCGAACCGTTCAATGGCGGGTTGAGGCAAGAACCATCAATGACGATGGGGATGCCACCTCCGGATGGCTTCACCTTGCCGATGAGTCCTACTCGGCAGCTACCAACACAGCACAGCGCCGAACCTACAAGTACGGTGTGAGTGCAGGCCGCTACGAGGTACGTGTTCAAAGGCTAGACACCAAAGACGCCAGCACCCGTGCTGGGCATGAGCTTCGCTGGGGACAGGCCAAGGGCTACCTGGTCAATCCAACTTTGCCGCCTGATTTGACCTTGCTGGCTTTGCGCATGCGTGCGACGGACAACTTGTCGCAACGGTCATCTCGTTTGGTGAACTGCTTGGTCACACGAAAGCTCCCTGTTTGGTCCAAGACCACAGGGTGGAGTGCGCCTCAAGCCACTCGCTCGATTGCTTGGGCCTTTGCCGATGCAGCGCGCTCGAGCTACGGGGCAGGGTTGCCTGATGCAAAGATTGACCTCAATGCATTGGCCCGATTGGATGGTGTGTGGTCTGCACGTGGGGATACGTTCAATGGTGTGTTCGACCAGAACTTGACGGTCTGGGATGCCATGGGGCAGATCGCCAGGGCGGGTCGCGCGGTGCCATTCCTGCAAGGCGGCATCGTGCGCATTGTTCGAGATGAACCCAAGACTATCCCTGTGGCCTTGTTCTCCACCCGAAACATCGTGCGCAGCAGTTTGAAGATTCAGTACGTGATGCCCGGAGACGCAACAGCGGACGCGGTCACGGTTGAATACTTCAACCCCAAGAGCTGGAAGCCTGATGAGGTAACGGTGGCCCTTGCGGGTTCGGCCCTCTCTAAGCCTGCTCGCTTGAAGCTCTTTGGTTGTACCGACAAGTCTCAAGCGATGCGCGAGGGCAAGTACATCGCGGCGGCCAATCGGTATCGCAGGCGAATCATCACTTTTAGGACGGAGCTGGAAGGGCTCATCCCGACCTATGGTGACTTGGTGGCCATCAGCCATGACATGCCTAGCTGGGGCGTCAGTGGTGAGGCCTTGTCTTGGGATGGTGCATCAAAAGTCTTGGTTTGTTCTGAACGCTTGCCTTGGCAGACAGGGGCGAATCACTACATCGCTTTGAGACGCGTAGATGGTTCTGTGACTGACCCGATAGGTGTGACGATCGGAGCGACAGAGCGACATGCAGTGCTGCAGCAAGTGCCGAGCATTGCAATCCAAACGGGTGGAGGTGAGGAGCGAACCCACTTCGCTTTTGGGGTAGGGCAGACTTGGGCCCAGATGGCGCGCGTGATGAGTGTCAAACCTCGAGCTGATTTGGTGGAGGTGACCTGCGTTGCAGAAAGCGCTTCCGTTCACACCGCTGATCAAACATAAACGAACGAGTTGTTCACAACCCGCCTTGAAGTGATTCAGGCGGGTATTTTTTTGGGAGTTATCAAATGCCAGAACCTACGAGTAGCGGAGTGGCAGGAGCCGCCGCTGCATACAAAGCCTTTGGTGGAACGGCTGCTGCTGCAGCCAGTGGTGCCACGCTT